AAGGTTCAGGTGCTAACTATAGCTAATTCAAAACAGAATGGTTGGGAAGATGAGTGGGCAGACTGTATGGACATTTACATTGGATGTACAGGTACTATTACTGCAGACAGAGGTGCTTTTGGAGTTACTATTGATTTTGGTGATTCAGAAAGTATAAAGTTTAACTTCCCTCACTTTATTCTTGAGAAGATTGAAGAGGAGAAAGAATATATCCAACAGAAACCTGCATCTGTAAAAATGGATGACAAAAAACCTATGACAGTACTGGAAGAAGCACAATCGCTTATTTATGGTGACCGGGAGAAAGATTACGGCAAGACATCAGACAACTTTGCTGACATAGCCAAAGGTTGGGAGGTGATCACAAAAACTTCAATCACACCGGAGCAGGTTGCATTGATGATGGCTTGGTTAAAGATATGCAGAGCTAATAAGGATAACTGTGAGAAACGTGATTCTTACGTTGATCTTGCCGGCTATGCTGGTTGTATCGAAAAGATAAAGAAAGGTATATAATTTTTAACCAAAACTAAAAACACAGTAGATGAAAAAGAACACAAAAAGAATCCTCGTATTCGCAGGTACAGCTATCATGGGTACAGCCTATGTTCCTGATCCAAAGCCAGCCCCAACAAGGGAGTTTATTGCTCGTACATACATCAGGGCAACACCGGAACAAAGAAGGAATGCATCTGAAGCAAGAAAGAGGGAGATCCTTGCAAAGCTTGATGCAATCAGTAAGGTGATCAAGAACAAAGCAGAGTCCTATCAGATGGATAGGAACACAAGGTTGACCGGCATCACTGCCAATCAGAAACTTATTATTCACACCACCAAGCTTATGGAGAACATAGCTCGGTACAAAAACAGTTAGTATGAAGTGTACATTCGTTGTCAACGGTAAGATAGAACTGGCACTGACTCCGGAAAGTGATCTGGAAAAGATAATGTTACAGGAGCTATTCAAAGGTGATGTTGAGAATCAGTTTCATGAGAAGATACAGATCTCCGGCAAAGCATTGGTCGATACTGTAACCATTACTAAAAAGCAGAAAGAAGAAACAAAATAAAAACTTTATGGAAACAATTGGTATAGATCCAAGAAAAATACAAATTCGTTATCTCGATATTTCTACAAGAACTCATAATATACTTCGATGTTTTAAAATAAGAACACTTGGTGATTTAGTAGATACTCCTTTTGAGGTACTTATTAAAGGGAGAAATGTTGGATCATTTGTACTTGGAGAAATAAACAAACTTCTTACTGAATACAAGTTTCCAATTAAAGCACCTTCTTCACATGGTTTTATTCAAACGATAAATGCTATTCATAGCAAAGCTGAAGAATCCATTAGTAAACCTGAGTCAGAAGCAGAAAGTTTATTGCTGAGTATGTACAAAATGGATAAAAGTGCTGACGTTATTGCAGAGAAGGTAGAAAAGTATTTGATAAGACGTAAATTTATTAAAAAGTAAATATGAAAACAGAAGATTTAAGAATTGAAGTAGCAGACATCGAGACATACAAAGCTCTATTTCTGTATTGTGGTTATGATCCGGGTACTGATAAACGTTTCCGTTTCGAAATATCTCATAGGGTAAATCAGGCAGATGCATTAGTAAAGCATCTGCTTGAATACCCCAGGGACTATCTTGTAACCTATAACGGTGTAGGGTTTGACGGCCAGGTACTACAGTTTATCATCCTTAACAATGAAAAATGGTTTGATAAGAGCATAGACTATGTTCTGAATGCAATCTTTGAGTTTGCTCAAAAGACTATTGATGATCGTAACTATGGTCTGCAACCTAAGTACAAAGAGCACTACATGGATTTCAAGCAGATTGATCTGATGCTACTATTGCATTATGACAATGATGCCAAAAGAACTTCTCTGAAGTGGACTGAGTTCTCTATGGATAAGGATATAGAAGAGCTACCTATTGATTTCAGAAAAGAGTCTCTGACATCTGAAGAGATAGAGGAAGTTATCAGCTATTGTTGGAATGACATCGAAGCAACTTATTCTCTGTACAGATTCTGTGTAGGTGATACAACACATCCTGATTATGCCGGCAAGAACAAGATACAGTTACGTCTTGACCTTATAGCTGAGTATGAGTTCTCTGATGTTGCTATCAACTGGAATGATGTTAAGATCGGTGCCGAGCTGAACAAGAAGGTGTACATGGAACTTGCAAAACTGAACAATGATCAGTTGTACAAGAAGGTAAGGGAAAGAAAGAGCAAGACCGGTTTCCTTTTCAAAGAGTGCTTTCCTGACTATATGAATTTCAAGACTCCTGAGTTCAAGAAGTTCTTTAGTAAAGTGGGTGCTACAAGAGTGAATCTGAATGTAAAGCAGGAGTTTCCGTTTACCTACAAGGGTACTACCTACATGTTTGCTAAGGGCGGTGGTCATAGTTCTGACAAGCCGAGGTTTGTAAAGCCTACAAAGGATCAGATCCTTATGGATGCAGACGTTGGTTCAATGTATCCCAATAAGATACGTAAGAGCAATATCTATCCGGCACACCTGGGCCCTAAGTGGAATGAGGCTTATGTTCTCAATATCCCTAAGAGGTTGGAAGCTAAGAAGAAGTACAAAGAGACCGGTGATAAGAAGTATGACAACTTCCAGGAGTGTTTTAAGTTGGTAATGAACGGTAACTTTGGCCGGCTTGGTGACAGGTTTGACTGGCAGTACGATCCATTTGCAGCAATGTCTGTTACCATCGGTAGTCAGATAGACATCTTTATGCTTGCAGAAGCTATGGAAATGAACGGTCATCACGTTATCTCAATGAACACAGATGGTCTTACAATCCTTACTGATAAGGATAGGATACAGGATTACTATCGTATCTGTAAAGAGTGGGAAGAGACAGTAGGTAATGACGTAATGGGTAACCTGGAGTATGTAGAATACGAATGGTTTGCTCAGACATCGGTAAATGACTACATTACTGCAAAGAGAGCTGATTGGAAGGAAGTTGATGGTGTGTTTGTAGGAGTACCTATTGACAAGCCGGTGAGCAAGAGACTGAAGAAGAAGGGTGATTTCCTTACAAGTTATGAGCTACATAAGAACAAATCCAAAGCAATTGTTCCTATGGCACTGGAGAAGTATTTTGCTGAAGGTATACCGGTAGCAGATACTATCAGAAACCATCGGAATATCTTCGACTTCTGTATTGCCAAGAAAGCATCACGAGACTACTTCTACAGATTGGTTGACAGAAGTACCGGGAAGGTGAATGATCTCAATAAGATGGTACGTTACTATTGTGCTAAGACCAATGAGATTGTAGATGAAGAGAAGGAAGAAACAGTTCCCGGCAAGCTGTACAAGATCAAAAGTCCTCACTCTGAAAAGACAGGGCCAGTACAGTCATCTTGTGAATCAACAAGCAATCTGCAGGTACTATTCAACCGACCATTTACAGTAGAAAAGTGGGAAGATTACAACATTGATTATGACTACTATATAAATCAAACTTATAACATTCTTGGTAAGATTTTACCGGGTACTGTAAAGGATATAAGACAAAAAGATTCTGGTCAGATTTCTTTGTTTTAAGCACTATTTATCGTAAATTTATAAGCTCGTTTTATGTCAGTTACATTACAGCAATTCAAGAACATCAAGGCCTTTTTAGAGGCTAATCCTGATGGTGGTTACGAGGAGTGGCATGAGCAATACAGGCCAGTGAGAGAGAAGAAAAAGAACATACAATATCCTGAAGAGTTTGAACAGTGGTGGTGCATATTCCCGGCAAGCATGAACTTTATGTTCAAGGGTAGAAAGTTTACCGGTACCAGGGCACTCAGGGATGACAAGTTTAAAACCTTTGAAGCTTACAATAAAGCAAAAAAGGAGACAAACTTTACAGACGAAGAAATGCTCTACTGTTTAAAGGTAGAGGTTGAGACAAGGAAGATGAGGAGTTGGGAACACACAAATCCGAAGTACAATGATTTCCAGTACATGAAAGCAACAGTTGCTTATCTTAATGGTTATAGGTTTGCTTACTGGAAAGATGAAGAGTTAAAGGAACTTTCCGATGATACGGAATCAAATAGTGCATAATGAGTTTATCAGAGCAATTACATAAGGAGATCGAAAATGGTAGGAACGGCAAAGCCGGTATCATACCTGTGCTTTATGACAGGATAGGTGACTACATTGATATTGCTAAGAATACCAGTTATGTAATTGGTGGTGAGACAGGTTGCTTTACCGGAGAACAGTTGGTTCATACAGAACAAGGGGTAATGCCTATTTCTCAAATAAAAGTAGGAGATAAGGTATTGTCTTATAATCTGAAGACCAAGGTTAATGAGTATAAAACTGTTACCAATACCATAACTCATAAGACTCATGTTGACAAACTACTCAGAATAAAAATGAAAGACGGAACAGTTATAAACGTAACTGAAAATCATGAATTTTTTACCGGGGAAAAGTTTGTGAAAATCAAAGATTTATTACTATCTTTGCAACATGAAGCAATGGAAAAAGATACCGGGATACAGTAGTTATGAGGTTAGTACAGATGGTGAAATAAAGACCTACAACTGGAAAAACACAGGACAGGAAAGGATAATGAAACCTGCTTTAGATGGTTCAGGTTATCTCCGAACAATGTTAAAAAATGATCAGGGGAAAATTGAAACTGTAAAAATGCATAGAATAGTAGCAAAAACCTTTCTTCCTAATCCTGAAAACAAGCCACAGGTAAATCATATTAACCATATCCGTACAGACAATCGGCTTATTAACTTGGAGTGGTGTACAGCAAGTGAGAATCAGAAATGGTCATTTACTTGTAAAAGAAGAAACATTACAGGTGAAAGAAACCCTCACACTAATTTAAAAGATGAAGATGTGATAGAGATGAGAAAGTTGTGGAAGCATGGAAGAAAGAACAAGTATGAGTAGAATGGTCAATTGTGTATGACAAGAAAGGAACTTGCTGACAAGTTTGGAACTACAGTTGATGTTGTTAAAAATATAATACAAAAAAGAACATGGAAGCATCTGTTATAAATCTTCAGGATATTGTTTCATTTGAGGAGATTCCTTACGAAACAACATATGACATATCGGTAGAAGATAATAACAACTTCTATCTGGCAACACAAAAAGATCCAATACTGGTGCATAACTCAGGTAAATCAACTCTTGCTCAGGACATGTTCATGATCCGGCCTATAGAGTGGTATCTGAAGAACAAAGATGAGAACATCAAGTTGAGTATCATTCTGTTTGGCATGGAGCGTAAGATGTACCAGTATAGTGCAAGGTGGTTGGCTCGTAAGATATTTACTGAGCAGGGTATTGAGATACCACCAAAGAAGATACTGAGCCGGCAGAAGAATTTCAAGATGGATGATCAGGAGTATCTTGTTGTACAGAAACACTACGATATACTCAATGAGTGGGAGAAAGATGATCTCTTGATTGCATGGGAAGGTAGTAAGAACCCATCGGGTATCAGTGCTTACCTTGAGGCATTTGCAAGAAAGAACGGCACAATCGTTGATAAGGATAAGACAGACAAGAGTATGGAGAATATCCTTGCTGATCGTACTTACATACCAAATCATCCTAATCACATAGTACTGGTTATTGTTGACCACATTGGTATCTTGAAGCCGGAGAAGGATCTTGAAAAGTCTAAGGGGCAGATTGATAAGTTCAGTAGTGTAATGAGACAAGCTCGTGACGTATACGGTTTCTCACCGGTTATCATTCAGCAGTTGAATCGTAGCCTGGCTGATGTATCAAGGCTGAAGCTCGGTGACTTGGCCCCAAAGCTGAGTGACTTTGCTGACTCGTCTCAGACACAGCATGATGCTGACGTTGTTCTGGCATTGTTCGAACCGTACCGGCATATCGTAGGTGATTTGGATGGACATAAGGAGAATGGTTACAC